GTCTTTGTTCAGACCGCCTTTCTCGTAGTCGAACAGGACGTTCCAGCCGCCCAGCTTGATCTTTTCCTTGACCTTCTCGGCCGCGGTGACGCGAGTGACCAGTTGGTCATGGCGACGGCTCAGCTTTTCAGCGGCGTTGAACAGGCCGACGAAGAAGTTGATCACGGTGTTGAAGATGTGCTTGATGACTTCGATGGCTTTCTTGGCGTAACCTTTCACGGTTTCCATGAAGCCTTCCATGCCGCTGCGAGCCATGATCTGAGCGGTGGCCGCATCGGACATGGATTCAACGCCGCAACGCTCGATGGAAGCGCCGCCCAGCTTGGTGTTCAGCTTGGCCGCACGGTTGTACATGCTGGCGAAAGCGGTGGAGTTGAACTGGCCGGAGCTGATCAGGCATTCGAGGCCTTCAACCACTTCCTGGATTTCTTCGACGGCTTCGTCCTGCTGCTTGACTTCTTCACGCAGCTCTTCGATTTCCTGGCCTTGTTGCTCCAGGACTACCTGAACTTCGGCGACTTCAGCGCGAACCGAATCTTCAGCACCGGCTTCGATAACTACGTTGTCGGCAGCGCCGCCCATTTCCAGTTCTTCGAAACCCTTGTAGCGATCAAGAATGTTCATGCGGTATATCCTTCGTTAACGAATTGAGTTTGGTTGTTTATAAACAGTTAAGCGAAAACACCCAGTACACCATGAATGTACCGGTCGGTGTATCCGACCACACGCGGAGTGAATCCACTATAAAATGCAAGCGCTCCACTGTTCCCTTCCAGAAGCTTCTCAGCTTCTTTCAACGCAGACTTGCTGACTCGGTATTCCAGCTTGGTCAAGTTCTCGTCAACACCCTTGACCATTTCGGACCAAGACTTGATGAATGCGAGGTAGCCATCGTAGGCCGCCTTGACGCGCTGGTGCAGGTTGTTCACCTTGTCCAACTTGTTCAGCAGTTCGCTGACGTTGGATTTGGAGAATGAAACATTTCCACCTTCGCCAGCAGGAGTATCCCCCGACATAGAATATTTCGGAGCATTTCCGTCTGCATTGTTGAACTCCCATTCCTTACCGCCTGGGAGAACACCCGATGCTTCGAACGCAGGGTACTTCAACTTCTCGCACGCATCGATAACCTTAAAGACGTCATCCGTGTGTTTGGCGTCTTTCAGTTTCCGCACGGCAATCAGCTGGGCGTCGAGGTGATCCAGGACGGCCTTGCTGTGTTTGTCCAGAAGCTCTAGGTGAGCGATGAGAGTGTCCATGTCGTGAGAGATGGTACTCGGGTCGCCCTTGGAGGTGATCATCGCTACCTGAGTCGCTGTGAGCTTCAGGTTGTGCTCGTCTTCTTTCGCCGTCGCCGCCAGCAAGCGCTTGATGTAAGACTTGTTGTCGTCGAAAGCTTTAGACAGCTGGTTACCCGCAGCGCTAATGCCAGCAGTAAAGGCACTCAGTGCTTTACCACCGACCCACATCGTGACGCTCAACAACCCTGTTCCGAGTTGCTGCATGCTGTCACCGAAGGCTTCGTTCCCCGCTACAGAATAGGGATCGGTTGCCATCAGCTGACCCAGCAGGTTCAGATCGTGGTTCGCTTGCATCAGCTTGATGTGCTGTTCCAGACCCGATGTGAGGTCCTGTTGAAGCTGTGACATATCCACCTCGTCCTTGGTTTAAGGCGTGTTAACCTTGATGGAAGTATGGCAGAGTTCGATCAGGCCAGCGATGATCAGAACCAGATAGCTGTTCACCGCAACGCGGATGTCCAGCAGCTCCATTTGGTTCTTCCGCACGATGGCAGAGAAAGTAACCAGGAGTTTGTGTTTCAGTTCTTCGCTGATGTCCGACTCGAAGAAGCCTTTGGTGATGTCGTCGCAATCGGCACCGGACAGCTTGAATTTCTCGCCGCCCTCGAAAACCTTGTTCCATTCCTTCAACACATCGCGCAGGTTTTTGACGACTGCTTTGATCTGTTGCGAAGACAGGGACATGATCTCCAGATCCAACTTCGAGTACATCAGCGGGGCCGTGTTGTCGAAGAAGGTTGTGTCGATGTCGATATAACGCTGAACGAAGTCTTCAGCCGCACCCAGGGACTTGTTGTTCCGGCCGTTGTCGTTCTGGCGAACGTCTACGAAGTAGGCACCACCCATCAGTTCAACGGATTGCTTGGCAGTGATGCCACCGGTCGAATGCTGAGGGCACGGGTAGGTGCATTCCTTGAAGCGTTCCGAAGGAATGGAGATCGGCAACAGCGCAAAACGCTCTTCAGCTTGGGCTTGGCTCAGACCAGAGAAACCGCCGAAGAAGGCCAGCGTCGAGTTGAGGCTGTTGCGGTTGTTGAGGTAGTAGTTCTGGCTCAAGCCGGACAGGGAGCGGCTCAGCTTGGTCAGATCTTCAGACCAGTTCTCGCTGACCTTGCCATTCACCTTGAACAGGTTGAACAGACGGTTGCCCAGGAGAATCTTTTCACGGTCCTTTTCGAACGGTGGGGAAGAGTTGATCGAGTTTTCCAGCAAGTCCACCGAACCAGCCAGAGAGTCCTGACTTTGGGTGAACAGGATGTAAGCCTCTTTAAAGCTAATCCCCATCTGCGAAACGATCGAACGGGACTTCTTGAAGAAATCCTCCATGAAGCTCTCACAGCCTACCAGGCGCGTGAAAAGGTAATCTTTGGGCATCAGGGTAAACCCCAGTGCTTCAGAGCCTTCTACGGCGCTCATACCGTCTGCTGGAGGGATGTCCACTTCGGAACGCGCCAGCTGGGCATCCATGACTTGTGCCAGGGTGGGAGACACTTCGTGGGCCTTGAGGGCTTGCAGGGTATCTTTCACGGACTGAACACGATCACGCGAGTTGTCCAGTTCGTTCTGGTAACGGCTGAGGTCACCCGTTTCCGTGGCGCTGGCTACGAGTTCCGCAGACGTCACCACGTTAATGGCGGCCATCTCAGCCGCCAGCTTTTCGTTTGCAAGTACCTCAGGACTAGCCATAGTAATTTTCCCCGCCCAGGAGTAGAAGGATACGTCCTACAGCGGCTGGACCGACGCCCGCGGCAAGACGATAAAGGTCGTAGTCTTCCAGACGGTAGCCGTCCTTCAGAAACGGTTCTGTGGTGCCAGGCCGGTGACGGGTCTGGTACGTAGCAGATCGGGCGCGGGCAGAGGCTTCAAGAGCGTGTTCTTCCATGCGCAGCGAAGTCAAGATCGTTTGGTGACCTTGCTTGCCGTTGAGGTAATGCACGATATCGCGAATCAGGTTCGCCAGAGGCCCACGGCCGCCATCGAAGTTGATCTCGAGGAACTGAGCGAAGTTGTTACCGGTCAGGCGCTTTGCTTCCCGCAGTGTTTCCACGGCAACGTAGCCTTTGATAACCAACTCGAAGTCGTTGTAGGAATCCTGCCGCAGAAGGCGCAGGTTCCTGAACGAGCCACTCAGATCCTGATCGGACAACGACGCTTCCACGTAGCCGTTTTTGATCAGTCTGTAATCAGGCATATTTCTTCTCGATCTGTTCGATGGCAACAGTGTTCTTGATGATCTCGTCTTGGTAGATTTCGATCTGACGTTCGAGCTGTGGATCTTCACCGCCACCTTTCTTGTTGATGGCTTGCGAGATCTTCATCGCGAACAGTTCGTTATCACGACGCATGTTTTCGATGCGCATGATGTTGATCTTGGCCCAGGCCAGGTGGAACCAGAACACTGGGTTGACCATGTGCACGCCGAAGCCTTGCTTGAGCAGGTCGACCTTGGCATCGCCCTCCATGCTTTCCAGCACGTCCAGGGAGTTCTGGCTGACTTCCACATCCGGCACGCTGTTGAGGCGCAGGAGGATGCCACGGGAGCCCTTGAGCAGCTCGACGGTCAGGGTACGGAAGAACAACTCGGTACCATTGATCCAGCGCGTGTCATACTTCGACAGGTACTGGTCAGGCTGGATGTCCTTGTTGTTCATGGTCAGCAATACATCGAAGACCATACGCACGTACTTGATCCAGAAGGTCAGGTGCTCGATCAGGTTGAGGATGTTCACCTGTTTAAGGGTGATCAACTTACCGTCCCAGATCTTTTCGTTGTAGCCCTTGATCAACTTGATCGTTTCAGGTACCAACGCCTGGATGCAGGCAAGACC